TCTTCATTTATTTGATTACCTAATCGAGATTGTCTTATTTTCTCTCTAGCTTCTTCTGAATGATGCTTACCGTACATTCCATTACGCTCGCCAGCTAGTGCCCATGACTTCATCTCACTATGTTTAGTTTTGAGTTGTTCATATAGTCTGGCGTTTACTCTATATCTTTCTTGATTTTGATTTTCTGCCCACATCATGTAACCAAGTGCGTTCATCATCTTCCACTGGTCATGGGTAGAATCAACCATCTTGGTCAGCAACCAGTGGCATATGAAGTGTTCTCTAGCAGTGAGATCAACTAAGTTATCAGCGTCATCATTACCGCCTAAGCTACGGGGAATTATATGATGACGTTCTGTATATGAGTCAAGCGATCTTTGTTTTGCTCTTGTTATAATGGATTCATATATTTGAGTGTATTTGCTTTGATTGAACATACTTTATTTATACAAGGACGAACTAAAGAATACAATATATTCATAAAGAAAGGGGGAATTTCTTCCCCCTTTTGTAGTTGTGTTAAACTCTCAATTAAGAGAATGTAACGTTAGAGATGGAAATCTCCCCGAGATAATCGCCAGCATTGCCGAGCGATGATGCGGTGTTAGTCAATTCCACGTAGCCATAACGTGTCATAAAGCCAACGACTGGCTCAAAGGTTGACGGATCAAGCACGACGCCTGAGCTCATCAACGGGATGTATGGGCAGTAGAACGCAGCAGCGTCAGCTTCCGAAGAACCCTTATAGCCTACGAGAACGGCAGTGCCGTCTGAAGCATAAGAGTCAACGAAGATGCGCATCGCGCCATTGAGGGTACCAACGAACTTGGTGTTTGTTGGAGCTTCGAACGTGCCTTCTGTAGTACGAGCAAACGCTGAAGTCGTTGCGCTCTGGAGGATGGTCAGTGCTTCTGGTGAAACAACAGCCCAGTTACCAGCGCCACGACGTGTGCGTGATGCGATCTTGTTAGCGACACGGTTAACGAGAACAGCTAGAGCAGCATGTTCGTCACCAACGAATGTTGCAGTACCGGAGACAGCAGCCTGGTTGAATGTCTCTTCAGTTGCTGCGAGAGCACGCAAGCTGTAGAGGATTTCCTGGTCGATTTCTGCGGTGATTTCCTGTGCCAAAGCAGCCATGATTTCTGCTTCAACGTCGAGACCATGCATTGACTGTGCGTCCTGCGCAGCTTCAAAAGTCCAACGAGCTGATAGCTTGCGGGTCTTGGCTTCTACTGCTTGCTTGAGGATCTGCACTGAGATCTTCTTGCCTGGAACACCTTCCATCGAGGTCGTTGATCCTGCCTTGCCATCAGTGCTAGTTACGCCTGTAGCAACGCCGGAATAACCCTGTGCGATCTTGAACGGGCTGAGGGCTTCTTCACCAGCTGTGGTGTCGGTGCCTGGGCCGTTGCTTGGCGATGCTGAAGATGTGAAATCTTCTGCATAGCGAACGCGGAGGGTGTGGATCTGGCCAACTGGGCCGGTCATAGGCTGCACACCAACGATTTCGTTGGCGATGACAGTTGGCATGACACGACGGATCACTGGAAGGATCACACGGTTTAATGTAGCTACGTTACCAGCAGCAGTTGCACCAGAGGTAGCATTTTCTGACAGGTAACGCTTTGTGTTTTCGAGCACTACGCTCATTGAGCTGCGACGTGTTCCACTGAGACCCTCGAGCAGGGCGCCTTTGGTTTCGTCCCAACGGTTCTCAATTAAGTTCTGAGACATTGTTTCTTTTCCTTTTACTTCAATCCTGCCAAACGTCTGATCTCAACGATGTTGCCCTTATCGTCACTTGAATCCTGGGCTTTGGCGGCCCTGTCACCCGTCATTACGACAGATTCATTGATAACCTTGCGGTCTTTATTGCTTGAGCCGTTCACCACAGCTGGAAGATACTTTTGGAAAGTACTTTCTAGCTTGTCGACTGATACGCTTTCTAGCAAGCTGGTCATCACTGCACGCTTATCAGCTGCGAGTGGCTTCAGCATTTCATTGAGTTTGATATCGCGAGCGATACCGTTCTTGATTTTGTTTATTTCTTGGTCCTTGGATTCAGCCAAAGCAGACTTTTCAATCGCTGACTTTGTTGCTTCTACGAGCTTGTTTTCGATGTCACCCATCTTGTTCTTGAGACTGCGTATTTCTGCATGCTCGTTCAAGTGGGTTGCAGCGAATTCAGCACTATATGCTTCAAATAGCCTGCGACCAAAGTTGTTCTCACGAGCAACCTTGATGTCTTCTTTGAGCTGTCCAAGCTCAGCCTTGATAGTATTGGTAACTGTAGTTTCGACCAACTTAGAACCACGATCAATAAACTGCCTGCGCAGATCATTGAGCTTGTCTTTGGCTTCCGCAACCAGCTTAACTTTGGTGTTAATGAGGTCTTTCTTGTCCTCCGTGAATTCTGTTAGTTCTTCGGCGAGGGCACGCACGACGAACTTTTCCAAGCGAGCTAATCCAGCTGCTTGTGCTCCACGGTCCTTGGCAAACTCAGACAGTTCCCTTGTGAGGTTCTCTGTCATGAACGTGTCAAACTTGCTAGCTTTAGTGGTCATTTCTGACACAAAGCGGGCACGATCTTCGACCAACTGTGCTTTTTCTTCAGCGACCTTAGAGATCTCTGAAGTAAGGCTTTCTGTTACCATCTTATCCAAGGCTTCAACCATCACGCTTTTATCGTGCTCGTAACGGTTAGCAAACTCTGCACGCATATCAGTTGCGATCTGTGCGCGAGCTTCCTCTAACTTAGAATTCCAAGCCTCTTCAAGTTGAGTCTTGGCTTCTTCGTTAATAATACCGCTATCGATCAATGGTTTGATAGCTTCGAACATTGTTTTCTCCTGAATCATATTTTCAGTTCATTGATGAGGCGTTTGACTGCTTCAGTCACATGCTTCTGTATGCGCTTGTCTTTGTTTAGCTCCCCTGCCATCTCAAGCACGTTATGGCCATAACGCATGTTCATCAAGCCTTCATATATGGCTTTTGGATATGCGTTAGGAGCTGATGGTTGTGCAACTACGTCTACGGTAACGATTTCAAACTCGCTAACTTGTCCGCTGCTCTCCTGTACGTTACCGCTACCGCGGCTGCTAACACCTAGCTTAACACCAGATTCTAACATTGTACGAACGAGATTGCCCATCGGAGTGGGCAGCACTTTTAGTTTTCCGAAACCGTTTGGTCCATCCATCCACATTTCTGTGATCATATGGCTTACACGATCTAAATTGATGCGTAGGTTAGTTGGATGATCCACTTCACCTAATACGCTGAAACCACCAGTGATCTGCTCATTGATGGTTTTAACAGCTTTAGAGATCTCATTGACGGGATAGAGGCGCTGATTTGCGTTCTCTACCCCGCCTTGGATGCAGATGCCTTTCATATAGAGATCCTTGCCTTCGTTGGCACTTTCGGTGACCATTTTGGCTTGATCATAAGATAAAGTCTCTATGAGGAATGGCTTGTTCATCTCGATCCCTTACTTTGCTAGCGGGCTAGCTGTGTTTGTACCGCCGACTTCGCTCGTAACTGGCTTCTTAGCACTTGAGAAAGCTTTGCCTGCGCTTGCGCCTGGTACGTTTTCAAAGCTACCAGCATGAGGATTTGTACCGGACTTCATAGCCTTTGGAGCTGAAGTGCCGTTTGGATCGCTGTTGCCACCTTGGCTCATGTTAGCCTTGCCGCCCATGTCGTTCTTGCCAGCAACGATGCTCTTGGCAACAATGCTCTTGGTGTTAGCATTTGTTTCTGACTTAGCTGGAGCAGCAACTTTTTCAACATACTCACGGACCATGCCTTCTTTTGGCATCTCGTTGTCCATACCATCCATGTTGTTATCCATGTCAGCATGCTCTGGTTCATTAGCTTCATCAGACATAAGCCTGTCGAATTCAGCTTTTAGATCATCCAGTGCAGCTTCTAGATCAACGACACGATCTTCGATCTCTTCTTCACCAGCTTCTTGGTCGCCCATGTCGCTGTTATCATCGTCTATGCTATCATCGTCGTCCATATCGCTGTCATCAGCGCCCATTCCGGCGTGATCAGCTTCAATGTCAGATTGCATATCATCGGACTCGTCACCGATTTCGCTGACGAAATTTTCTTCGACCGCTTCATCTTCTGAAACGAGGGTATCATAAATCTCGCGGCTCTTCTCAACGACAATATCGTGGAACAGTTCGCGGGCCTTGTCTTCGTCGTCATTGAGGATGTGCTCAATGAGTGATTCAAATTTTGACTTAGTCATATCGTTATATCTCCTAATATCCCGTGGGATCTAAGAATATTTAATAGACAAAGGAGATAAGGGTATTAAATAGGCAGATTTTGGTCAATACTGCCTGCTGGTGTAATTATTCCAGCGATAAGAAAGTTAACAATGTGTTTTATAGTCCGCCTTCAGCCGGAGGCGCACCATACATTTGTTTTACTAATTGCATTTCTTTTGCATGTTCTAAAGCTCGCATATCGTTCATTTTTCTAAGTCTGTTGATGTGAGAAAGTGTTAGCCTAGTTTTCCTAGCATCAGTGAACTTGAGTTGGCTTCCATCTTGTGAAAGATCTTGGAACTCACTAGGAGTTTTTTGAAATAGTTCAAGCAGTATCATGCTAAGTCTCCGTTATATTTATTAGACCGGCGTTGGTCCACCACCAGGTATAGCTGCTGCTCCAGGTGCTGCGCCTACTGCGCCTCCAGCTGGTGCTTCAACCCCCGGTAAAGGAGATCCTGGCTGTGCTTCTGGCGCTTCTAGACCTTCTAGACCTTCTAAGCTGTCTAGATCACCAGTGATCGCACCAGGTGTTACACCAACATTGCGCAAGTCAGTGCCTGATGCGCTAGGAATCGGTGCTTTGCCCATCTCTTCATGCCACATCTTTTCATTGTCTTTGATCTCGCTGTCACTGAGACCTAGGTATTTCTTAAGCATAAAACGCTTGCTGATGAACGGTGTAGTACCTAACTGTGTGAAGCTGGTGATGCGTGCTTGATCTAGATCGATGCTGCGATAAGCTGCAAAGTTCATAGGCTCGTTGAGTTTGATCTCAAATAAGCTGTTGTCAATGCTGAATCCGCGCCAGGCTAGGAATGTCTTGAATTCCTTGTCTAGTGTTTCAGTAGCTGCTCTCTGCAATCTCTTGCAGTATTGATTGAAGCGATGTTCTTGGATCAGTGCTGTACCGACTTTACCGTCGTTAACTGACTGGGTACCGTCTTCAGGTCCAGTTGGTAGATAACTGCTAGGTACACGTAGGCCTCGCATCAACTTGTTGTTAAAGAACTTGAGATCGTCGATCTGTCCTAGGTTCTCACCACCTGGCAGTGTCTCAACTTTGGATCCGCGTCCTTCTGCCGTCTGCGGGAAGAAGTAATCTTCGTTGATGCTTAGTGGATTGTAAGTGGCATCCATGATGTTCTGCCCGCCACCTGTCTGCGTGGGTATGCGGCGTTGATGTATCTCGTTCTTGACCCGTTCAACGAACTGCATAGCTAAATGGCTAGGCATGTTACCAACGTCAATGTAGAACACACGGCGTTCAGGCGCACGTTGCACACGATAGATTAGAATAGCATCTTCAAGCAATTCTTTCTGCTTGTAGACCTTGAACACATTCTCTAAGATAGAAATACCAAAAGGCCAGTTTGGATCGAGACCTTCTGTTAGGCTGAGATGAACTACGTGCTCAGCAGCTATGCTCTCTTCGTTCACACTTTTTTGGAATCGAGATCCACTGCTAGCAGTTGGTAAGGTATAGCTACCAGTCGCGCCGCCTGTCTGCGGGCTGCGAACATATGTGTCAGTGGCTGTGTTGGTTGTGATAGTCATATTTTGGAAGTTAGGACTTAGATCCTTGATGAAGTATTGCTCAGGAAGCTTCCCTTGGCTTTCGTTGACCACTACCTTGGTCACTTTAGCCATGTCTATCCAGTAGAGCTCAAATGTTTCTGGATCTCTGATGAACACTTGATCACCGTATTTGAGCGTGTTACGCATCATCTTCATCATGCGTCGATCAAACTTGTTAAGCTTGCACCAGTTCTTTAGCTGCTCGTTGATGATATCATTTTCGGTCTTGGTAGGATCATCAGAGAAATGTATGGCAAATGGGGTGTCGTTCTCATCGTTGGTCTGTGTGCAGAACTCAGCGATAGTGTCAAGTGCGGCATTGACCTCAGGATCTAGATCCATGTTCTCATACTGATTATAACGTTCAATCCTATTAGGATGACCAGTATAGACGTCCGGTAAAGGGCTTTGATAGTTCTTAAACCCAAATTGGGCACCATTCCCACCACCTGAGATGGGACTTAGGTTTCCTTCGGGATTAACTATCTTAAAATGTTTAGTCCAAGCCATTGATATTTCCTCGATGTATTTAAGCTATTAGCCAGCTAACATGTTGCCCTGACGGGTCAGTCTATTATTGGATTGCATAGCAGCTAGCATAGCATCTGTCTTGGCATTAAGCAAACTTAATAATTCATTGGTTTTGCTTTGATTAACCGAAAGGCCCGACATCTGCTTGCCATATTCATTGGGCATTGCAATACCCATAGCACCGCCAGGACCTTGTTTTACTGGCGCTATCACTTCGGGACCCGCTTCAGCAACTGTCACTGGAGTTCCAAATGGTTGATTAGCAGGATAAAGCCCACCTAATGCATTTTTCGGTAGTTTGTTAGCATCGAAGGTATAGTTGCTACCATACAAAGATCCAGGAGATCTTGTTACACCTTGTGAAGCTAACTCAGCATCAGTGAGTTTGTCATAATCGCCACCACTTAAATTATAAGAAGTTACTGGTGGGGAGGAACCGGTGGCGCGGCCAGACCGTGGCTTAGATGATTGAATATCCTTTTGTAAATTTGTAAGTTGAGCTATTTTACCTTCACCTGTAAAAAAGTCTGATATGCTTAACGCTGCACTAGACATAGCGCTAACCATTGAGGAGATAGCAGGCTCTAATTTTTTAGTTAAGCCAAAAGCTATCTGTTGCATCGCTGTGTCTATCTCTTTTGTGCTTTTGACGAAAGAATTAATTCCCTCTTGTAAAGGACCTTTCATGTCTTCGGGATTTGGAGTAGCTTGCTTTGCAGCTTCGATATTACCAGTAAGCACTGCTTGAAAGTCGCCAAGTGCTGTGGCTAATCCACTCAATGGACCGTAACCATCTGCTACTGTTTGACCAAGTAGTTGTAGATTGCGTTTCATATCTTCTGCTACCTTAGGATCGGCCAACAGTGCTGCATAGCGATCTTTTGCTTGTAACTCGCTGAGGGCACCTGACTTCAATTGGGAAGTGATGTCTCGAACGCCTGCTGCATAGGTAGGTAAAGACTTGGCAAAAAGAGCAGATTCCGTAGTTAAACTTCGCCCAGTTAAAGCAAAGTCTTGGAGCAGAGATGGAACAGTTTTTAAGAATCCTTCTGTAGCACTCCGTTCCGAGGCTCCTAAATCTGAGAGCTGATTGATTTTGCACATACAAGCTGCGCCTATTTGCATCTTGTTGTGCTGATTGTTCCTTGATCGAAACCCCAGTTAATCTTTCTAATTCTCTCAGATTTTTTAGGTAAGCATAGCTACCTTGCGCTAGTTCATCAGTGCTTAGCGCACGTCCTGATCTTTCAGCTGAAGCAGCATAGTCTGCCATTCCTGATAATATCTCATCATTGGTAAAACCTAGCGCATATAGATACTTTTGATTGGTATCACCCATGCGGCGGAAGCTGTCACCTAATCTCTTGATACCACTTGTAGCTCCACCTTGCATGAGACGCAGGCTATCAGCAGCTGATTCAGCTGTTGTCTTGAGATCCCCTAAGGTTATGTTGCTGTCTTTGATTACATCAGTAGCACCATCTATTCCGTTAGCAAACTGCACTCCAGAAGATATCAGTGATCGCTGGGACTCACGTAATGATGACATCTGCCCAGCATAGAATCCGATCAGAGCAGCAGCACCTTGAGCGGCTGCTGATACTATAGCAGAACCAAACGATCCGATCAGCTTGGTTATAGGACCGCCGAGAAATCCTGCTACGCTACCTATAGCGTTTACTACACCTGATATCGCATTTGCTGCAAACTTAGCAGCATCAGTGATCACGCCAGCTGACTCACTGGATCCCTGTCCAAAGCTGCTGATACCACCAAGTGCATTGTCCATTACCCTGGTTGCTGCATTTCCTAGCTCATCTAGCTTCTGTTTTGTTGTTTTTTGGCTCTTGTTTAATACGCTTGAAAAGACATCTAGACC